CCAATATTTGCCGCAATTTGACCAGCAATAAAGTTTGAAATATCAAGTTTTTCCCAAGTATTTCCATTACTTAGGATCATGTCAGGTGGGTTAATTGTGACTGTTGGAGCTGGTGAAGTTCCTGTTCCTGACTTATCACAAACAAAGTAATAACGATTGTTAGCGGCTGAAGCAGCTTGAAGAGCAGCGTTTTGAGTAAATCCTTGTGCTGTTCCTGCTGCTGTTAATGATGTAATTTTATTTGTATCAGCCCTATAGTTACCTGCATAAATAATCTCACCAGAAGTAATTGTTACTGGCTGGAACGCTGATCCGTCATAAACATATAAATCATCATTCGTTAGGTCATAGAAGAATTGACCTTTAAATTCTGCCGTTGGGAAGGTAACAACTCCAGAAGTTGATTGAGCACCAGTGAATTGACAAACAGAAGAGTCTGCAAACTTAACTCCTGTAATTGTATTTGTACCAAAACGACCTACATCAAAGGTTCCAGATGTTATTTTTGTTGCAGATAAATCAGGAATATCTCCAGCTACTAAATTTGTTCCAGAAGTTACAACTCCTTTTACATCTACCGTTACTTTCCCATAAGTTCCAGCACTTACTCCACTTGTTGAAGTTGAAATAGCACCTGAACCATCAACAGAAATACCTCCTCCAGATGTAATTTGAACAGCACCTTTGGCAGAGGTCGTTGCAGCAGGAAGATCGCCAGCCACTAAAGCTGTTGTTGCAGTAATTTGGCCTTGAGCGTTGTATGTGATTCCAGAAATTGTTGCAGCAGTAACGCTATTAGAAAGAGATAACGCACCCGCTCCAGTAACAGCTAAACCAGTACCAACTGAAACTCCACCAACAGCAGATGTAGTTGCTACAGGAAGATCAGAAGCAACAAGAGCAGCCGTTCCAGTAATTAATCCTTGAGCGTTGTATGTGATTCCTGAACGAGTTCCAGCAGTGATTGTGTTATTAATTCCAAGATTTCCTGCGTCTACATTTAGCGATCTATCAATATTTGCTGTTGATAATTTCGCTGCTGTAATCGTTCCATCAAGAATTTGATTAGTTGTGACAGCGTTAGCAGCAATCTTGGCAGAAGTAACAGCCGAACCAGATATAGCTCCACTGTCCACAGAGTTGTCTGCCAATTCAGAAGCCGTTACAGAATCAGCAGCAAGTTGAGTCGAACCAATTGCTCCTGTAGCAAGAATTGTTCCAGGTAAGTTTGCAGCTAACTTCGCAGCAGTAATATTTGCATCAAGTACTTTTGCTGTTGTTACGGCGTTGTCTTGAAGAGCATTAACATCAACACTTGCGTTTCCTAGTTCTGACGCTCCAATAGCATTTGCAGCAATTTGACTTGCCGTGATTGTATCTGTAGCAATTTTTGCCGCAGTTACACAGCTTGCAGATAGAGCCGCAGTATCCACACTATCGTCTGCCAGTTCACTAGCTCCCACGGAATTGGCAGCCAAATGACTTGCAGTGACGCTAGAAGCAGTTAATTTTGCCCCAGGAATATCACCATCACTAAGATTTAATTTTGCATAAGCAATTGTTGTATCTGATAGTTTCGTTCCTGCAATACTTCCGGCTAATTGGGCGTTTGTAATCGTTCCGCTTAAGTTACTGGTTAAGTACCCAGTTGCATCTGCCAAGTTAAAAGCAGGAGTAGCATCTGTAGCCCCAAGAGCAATACTGACCCCACCAAGAGAGATACTTGAATTTGCAAGCTTGGCATTAGTAACCGCACTATCTTGTATTGCTCCTGTTGCAACTTGGTTTGTTGCTAACGTTCCAACCTTGGCTGCTGGTATATCTCCTGCATCTAAAAACTGTGCGGCTGCTGCTACTAAATCTTTAACAGTAACCTTCTTAGTCTCGGTAGCACTGAGGTCCGCTAGTGCTAATACATCCGTTGATTGAATACCCGCTTCAACTAATGCGGGTAACGCAGTTATCTTTAAATCAGCCATTTACAAGTTAACGAAACACCTTTGCAGATAGTTTAAACCTGTTCGAGCATTATGCGACTATCATCTTCCTGAAGAATCCGATCTGTGTCTTCTTGTAATAGGACACCAGGAGCATCACCAATCTTTAAACCAATCACTCCATTCGTTACAAATTCAATTCTTGTCTCGACAACTTCAGCAGCATCAACAGTTACAGCAACGTTAGTGATAATACAATTAGCTTCATAAAAAACATTATTTTTAGCATTATTAGTATCTCTGTATATATAAAACACACCATCAAAATCTGAACCTTGTTGAGTTCTAACAATTAATTGAGCAAGATAAAAAGGAAATTCTGGGTCAGCTCCATAATTATTTGCACGATCTTCTGAGCCATAGCTATGCTCCCAAATACAATTCATAGAGCCTTGACCACTAATTAACCCCGCCTCATATTGGTTCCTAAATTCATCTCCAAGATTTGTTAAGTCAACCTGCTCCCTACTTGTTGTCATCTCATAATCTCTAATTTTTGCTATATGTCTAAAGTTGTCATTCTTCGTTTTTAATACAACATCTTTAGCAGAACTTGGAGCAACAAGAGTTAAAGCTGTTGAAGTTAATCCTTCAATTGAATCGGCAAAAGTGTTATATAAACGAATACCACCAACAGGGTCAATATTAATAAACCATTTTCCATCTGGATAACTATGACCATTAACAAGCTCAAGATTTGAACCGTCAGCAGTCTCTATTACAACTTGATCGCCTGTAATTAACGAGCCAGTGCTGTGGTCAAGGCTAAATCTTTTGCTGTCTACACTGACATCATAAGGATCTAGCTTGGTTTTAATCCCACTGCTTAACGTGTCCCTTTTCAGGGCAATTTGCCCAGATTGTCCAAAGTAAACACCCATTAATCAATTAAACCTGTAGACCCATAAGGAGCACCATTAGCTTCCCAACTAATATCAGCAGAAGCAACTTCTCCTACTGCATTATTCATCGAAACACCTGTAATAAAGACAGAGAATTGAATATCTCGAATATCTGTAGAGCCTGTTGTCATTCGCATTGTTAAAACGATTTCAGGAGAAGCATCATTGTCACCATCCCCTGCCGAACCTCCTGTTTTCATTGCAGCAATCAAAAATTCATGCAAGTTTGAATTAGCACCTGCAGCAGGAGCAGCAACGTAATAAAACAAACGGCAACTACCTGAATAACTCCTTACCCCTGCCTTCAAAGTTCTATCTGTATCTCCTAGTGAGGTTGTTTCTAAAACAGCCATTGAACTAGAAAAAGACCAAGACTGAACCTTTGCTTGCTTAGAACTCCCTACATAGAGTTCTCCATCACGTCCAGAATAAAAACCCACAACCTTAAATTAAAACGTTGTTCTTATTATATGGGTGCATCCAAGCAAGCAACAAAACTACAGCTAACATTACTCAATCCATCGAATGTACTTGTAACAGTTGGCGGTGCTGAATACCTCCAAATAAGACCTGTGTAAGCTCCTGTAATCTCCCTTCTTATGTCGTTAGTTCTATAACCTTGCAAGCCACCATGATAAAACTGAACCTTGTTCCATTCGCTGTTTACTTTTTCGTAGTTTTCAATAATGTCCCAAACTTCTGACTCTGAGAGATTAGAAAAGCCAAGAGTCATTGTGGCATTAACACGTTTATTACCATAACGAATATGTGTTTTTGTTCCGTCTAGCGATTCAAAATCAGTACTTGGAAATCTTCCAGGTGTAAATGTTCGACTTGATGGAGCTATTTCAGGAAAATTGTAAAGAGTTGTCATTTTTTAATCCTCAATAACAAAACGAGATCCATCCGTCCATCCTTGTAATATAGCCAGTTTACCGTCGCTAGTTAGTTTGACATAAGAAGCTGCTAAATCAATCAAACCATCTTCTCCAAACGTAATACTCTCAACCTTATAACATTGATCTGTCTTCTCAGTTTCTTTAATCGTAAACAAACAGTTTCTATAAGCAGAAGATAAAGTGTTAGAAAAATTTTCAGTAGCTTCTCTTACCTCTTGTTCATCCTCTTTCCATGAAGGATTCCAATAATAAAAGTCTTTAAGCCCTGTAATCGTATCTTTACTTACAACAGTGCCATCTTCAAGAATTGCTCCATTATTAAATCGACTTGTATGGTTTGTTGTTGAAAATACCCTTATGTAATCACCAGGCTTAACTCCATTAATGTAATGAGGAGCCGTTTTAAAATTAACAGTGTGATCTGTATATTCTCTAATACTTAAAATATGTTTTGCAAAATCTAAGGCATGACCCTCCGAGGTGCAAAAACCTGACATGTCATAAGTTTCTATTGGATCGTCTTCATGTTCTGGGCCTTTAAGTCTAATAATTGTTGATTGTGTTTCACAGAATCCGTTTAACTTCTCTTCTCGATAAAGAACATTTGCTTTAAACGTTTGCCTATCTTCAGGAGCAAGGAATTTAACTTGTAAATCCTTAATATTGCCATCAGTAAATAACGCTTTTATTTCAGGAGTTGCACTGTGATTAACCGTATGATTGCTATTAAAAGGAACAGCAGGATACAGGCTAAATTCTCCTCCAATAATTGTAAAATCAAGTAAACAATATAAACCTTGTTCAAAAATAAACTGTCTTAAATTAACTCTACTTGAAATCATTCCATCCCAAAAGTACTCATTAGCCTTGCAGAACTTGGAAGCTATCTCCAAATTATTTTCGTTCACCGATTCATAAGATATAACCTTTCCAGCTCCTAGTCTTTTATCTGTTAATAAGGCATAAGCAATATCAGGAAATAAACTTGTTGCCCCCGTACCTCCTCCTGGTTTTTTGATTCTTATTCCTTTTTGAATATAAGCAGAAAACTGAGTGAAGTTTGTCCACTCCTTTGAACTATCAACTCTTAATCCTGCATACGCTAGATTTTCATAAGTTGCCCTTTTAGTACCTTCTGTTCTGACAATCTCATTAACATAAACAATCGCATGTTCAGGACCATCAAGGTGGCTTGATTTATCTTGTTGAAATTTCCAAAAATCAGCAGCAGCATCATAAGGGTTTAAATTATCTGAGTAACCACTAACTCTTTCGCTGCCAACTGGAACTTCATGGACATCTAAAGGTATTGTTTGCTCAGGGAAGTTAACACTAGAAACAGCAGGAATAGTAATACTATCTCCTATTCTGTAAAAATTCCCAGGGTCTCCCTCCATCATAAATGTTGCATAAACCTGATTATTTCGGTTCCAAACTTTCAAACGAACTTGAAGATTAAGGCCAAGAGCAGAATTGCTAGTTACGTTAATTTTTTGATTGTAATCAGGATTATATTTTGCTTCTAAGTCTCTTGGCTCAATATTATTAGGGCTTGAATAACTATTTTTTGAAAGTGTCCAAAAATAACGAACTTCATTTGAAGGAAGTTCAGGATTAGCTACAATCCATTCTGTATTACTCAAAGATTCTTTACTTAATAAATAATTCAATCTACCAGCAAATTTAACTGTATATTCGTTGAAATTTCCTGCAACATATTGTTGAACAGATGCTTGAGTTGTTGCACTATTAGCATTTAATAAAGAAGCAGTTAGCATCCTATTCCCGTTTTCAATATGCTTAATTACATCATTACCAGGCCAAGGTAGAAATCTATATTCATATTGATCGTAATCATGGTCAATTCTTATATAGTTATATTGAAATTCAGGAGTATTACCCATAACACAAAACAAGCCAGAATGAAATTCACCAGATGGTTTTAACCAATACCAATCATCAGTAGATCCAGACTTTCTTATTTGTAATTTAAAAAAGCTAATCCTTTTAGTAAATGTGCTAACTTGTCCTAATTGTAATGTTGAATTTCCTTCGATAAGATCTACAAGAGTCGCTTCAGAAGGCTTACTGTTTACATTTGCAGTCTGTATTTGTTTAAATACTTTAGATTTCAAACCTAGCTCTGTTATATCACATTTTCTGTTATCAGAAACAGTTCCAATAGTTACTTTTTGCAGAGCATATCTTGAATGTGGAGGAAAAATATCAGATCCATATGGGAGAAGGTTTCCCGTTGCAGTCTGATATGCAATTTGCTCGCTTAATGGTTTTAACCCTAGTTGACCATAATAAAACTGATCAGGATTACTATTTCTGATATTCCAATGCGGATCTTGCCAAACTGGATTATTGCAATGATTCCCTAAATTTGGTTCAGGGACAACATGGCAATGCCCTTTCTCTGTAACTTCAAACGTGTAACCTCTTGTCTTTGATTTTTGTGCTTCCCAAGGTTGACCAGGATAGTGTTGATCTTGCCCTCCTTCGTACTTGCATGTAACTAAAGCAGTTCCAGCCATATATTGCTCCCCTTCTGCTATGTATTGATCAACAGATTCTCGAACAGAAGAAGTTACAGAATCTACATCTTCAACACCATTAGAGCCATAATTTCCTCTCGGTCCATGTGCTTGGAAAGCGTTGAAATTACCCTCATTACTTTGCTCATTGTTATCGCCACCAACAACTTGATAACTAAGAACATCACCTTTTTCATATTCAACCTC